ATGCCAGAACGGCCGTCGTCTGTCCGCCGACGGTAAGGGTAAGGCCGATGGAAGCGGCGGTGATGCCGCACATCAGCGCGAAAGAAACGCTTTCCGGCGCCAGCTGATAGATTTTTGCCAGAGCATATGCGGCAAAGTAGAGAGCGGCAATGCCGGCGCCGAGCAGGGCTTCTCCGATTCTTTGATGGTTGGCGACATTTTGTTTATAATGCAGCAGGCAGCCGGCGCCGGTAAGGAGCAGCCCGCCGAGGGTTGCGGCCGTCAGCCGCGCGACGGGACCGAGCAGGCCGTTTTCGATCGAATAGCGGATAAAATAAAAAAAGCCGAGGACGGCGGCAAAACCGGCAATCCAGGTGATCAGCTTCTGACCGAGAAAAGTAATGTTGACGCCGTCGCCGTGGTCGGAAGTTTGAGGGCGGCGCGGCTGTTTTTGCGGCAAGGGAGCGGAAGTTCCGGCCGCCGGCTGCGGAAGCGGCGGAAGCGGCGGAAGAAGCATTGAAGAAAATGCGGGAAGCGGGCATTGATCCGACCGATCCCGCCTATCAGAAAATGCAAACGAACCTTAACAACACAAAGGCGGAGATGGCAAAAACCGAAAAGCAGATCAAAAGCACTTCGGAAGAATTGAAAAGTTCCAAAGTGAATTGGGAAGCCGTCGGGGAAACCGTCGGGAAAGTCGGAAAAGCATTCGGCGCGGCGCTTGCCGCGTTAGGTGCGGCGGCTGTGGGCGCGGCTTCCGCTCTTGCAGGGCTGACGGTATCCGCTTCTAACTATGCCGACGACCTTATAACGCAAGCGACATTCACGCGGCAGACGACGGACGATCTTCAAAAGTACGCCTACGCCGCCCGCTTTATCGACGTAGAAGTAAACACGCTTACAAAGTCGATGGCAAAAAACATAAAGTCAATGGACAGTGCCCGCAAGGGTTCGGCGGCGTATGCTGACGCATACAAGAAGCTGGGCGTTTCCGTGACGGACGCGAACGGAGAGCTTCGCAACAGCAACGACGTTTATTGGGATTGTATCGACGCGCTGGGTTCTATTCAGAACGAAACGGAGCGGGACGCGCTTGCAATGCAGTTGTTCGGCAAATCCGCGCAGGAATTGAACAGCGTTATTGAAGCGGGTTCGGAAGCGTTCAAGGAATTAGGCGACGAAGCGGAACAAATGGGCTTCATTCTATCGGAGGACGCAGTAAACAGGCTGGGGGCTTTCAACGATAAATTACAAGTGCTTCAAGCCGGAGCGGAAGGGCTGAAAAACGCAGCTTCTTTGATCGCTCTTCCCTTCCTTGACACGCTGGCGGGCGAAGGTATCCCGATTATGACGAAGTTTTCTAAAGCCGTCATGGACGCGGAAGGCGACGTAACGAAGATGGCGGACGCGCTGGGCGAAGGGATTTCCGACGTTCTCAATCTGATTGTTGAGAAATTGCCGGAGTTCATCGACATGGGCGTTCAAATGGTAACGTCTTTGATTTCCGGCATTGTATCGAACGCGCCGACTATCGCTTCGGCGGCGGTGCAGATCGTCGAAACGCTGGTTGAAGGCATTGCGGAGCTTTTGCCGCTTCTCATTGAAGGCGCGGCGCAGTTGATCGCGGGGCTTGCGACCGGATTGGCGAAATCGCTTCCGAAACTTGTTCCGACGATCGTTGACGTTGTATTGAAAATCGTTCAAACGCTGATCGACAATATCCCGTTGCTGATCGACGCGGCGTTACAGCTTATCACGGGGCTGGCGCAAGGAATTATAAACGCGATACCGGTTATTGTTGCCGCGCTTCCGCAAGTAATTTCAAGCCTTATCGACGGGTTGCTATCGGCGATCCCGCAGATCATTCAAGCGGGTATCGACATTCTGACGGCGCTTGTTGCCGCGCTTCCGGAGATTATAGCCGCAATCGTAGAAGCGATCCCGCAGATCATAGACGGGATTATAACGGCACTTACGGAGAATATACCGCTTATCATTCAAGCGGGGATTGATCTTCTTGTCGCGCTCATACAGGCATTGCCGCAGATTATAACGACGATCGTTCAAGCGATCCCGCAAATCATAAGCGGCATTGTAAACGCGCTGATCGGCAACATCGACCAAATCATTATGGCGGGCGTTCAGCTTTTCGTGGCGCTCATTCAGAATTTGCCGACGATCATAGTTGAAATTGTGAAGGCAGTTCCGCAGATTGTTTCCGGCATTGTGCAAGCGTTCGCGTCGCTGGGCGGCGAAATGATAAACGCGGGCGCAAACCTTCTTCACGGCTTGTGGGAAGGTATCAGCGGCGCGGCTTCGTGGTTGTGGGAAAAGGTATCCGGCTGGGCTTCGTCCCTTGTTTCGGGTATCAAGGACTTCTTCGGCATTCATTCCCCGTCAACGGTATTCGCCGAAATCGGCGGCAACATGGCGGACGGCGTGGGCGTAGGCTTCACCGACAACATGGGCGGCGTTGAAGGCGATATGACCGCCGCAATGGGCGGAGCGGGCGCGCTGACGGCGGCGGAAGCAGTAAACGCCGTGAACAACGGCATTATTGCGAACATTGAAGGCTTGTCCGGAGCGGTGAACGCGATCGTCGAGCGGGTTATTACCGGATTGACGGCGCAAGCACAGCGTTTCAATCAAGCCGGACAGGACTTCGACAAGAACATAGCTTCCGGAATGGTAACGGCGATCGTACAGATCACGCAGAAAATCCCGCAGATCGTACAAAGCATTATTACCGCATTCACGGCACAACATCAAAAGTTCGTAACCGAAGGAACGAACATCGACAAGAGCATAGCGCAAGGAATGATCGCGGGTATCCCGCAGATCACGGGCAAGGTTGCACAAATCATTCAGCCCATTATTACCGCCCTTCGCTCTTACGTATCGGAGTTCACGGCGGCGGGCGAAGAGATGGTGCGCGGCATTTGGCAGGGCTTTCAAAATATGTCCGGCTGGCTTGAAAGCCGTGTCCGCTCTATGATGAGGGATATTGTGGCGGCGGTTGAAGAGGAAATGGACATCAATTCCCCGTCGAAGGTTTTTGCCCGTATCGGTTCGTACATGGCGCAGGGCTTGGGCGAAGGCTTCGCCCGCGAAATGCGCGACGTTGAAAGCACGATCCGCCGTGAAACATCGAACGCCGTTCCGGAATTCCGTTCCGGAGAGGGACGCGACACGCGCGGCGGCGGTACGCCTTCCGTTGAAGTCGTGCAAAACATCTATGCGAACGAAACGAGCTACGCCGAACAGCAAAGACAGGCGGCGCGGCAGTTCCGGCAGATTGCGCGGGAGGTTATGGCATGAGGACACAAGAAAAATTGATCTACACGAACGAGCGCGGGGAAAGCATAGAGTTTTCCCCCGCTTCTTCGTATCACGTAAACTTCAAGGACGTTACCGGACTTTCCGACGTGCGGAACGCTATTTACAGCACCAACAGCATGGGGCAGGACGGCGACACATACTTGGGCTATCGGATCGAAAGCCGCGATATTGACATCGTGGGATACATCAAGGAGCGGGACAAGCAAGCGGCGCAGAACCTACGCCGGAAGCTGAACCGCATATTAAATCCGCAGTACGAAGCAACGTTGACGTATGTTTTCGGCGACTTCCGGCGGGTGATCGGGTGCAAGATCGACGACGCGCCGATCTTCAAGCGAAAGCCGATCTTCGAGCAATTCACGGTTAGCTTGTCTTGCCTTAATCCCTTTTGGAGAGAGGAAACAGAAACGCGCGAGGACATAGCAACGTGGATCGGCGGCTTTGAATTCCCCGTTCCGGACGGGCTGGAGCTTTACGACGGCTGGGAAATCGGCTATCGCCAGCCGTCGCTGATTGTGAACGTCTACAATTCCGGCGACGTGAAAAGCGGTATCCGGATCGAGTTCCGCGCGATCGGCGCGGTTACAAATCCCGTATTGCTGAACGTCGATACACGGGAGTTTATCAAGCTGAATATTTCGCTTGTAGCGGGCGACGTTTTAACCGTTTCCACGGGCTACGGTGAAAAAGCCGTGAAGCTGAACCGTGGCGGCGTAATTACTGACGCGTTCCGCTATCTTGACGTTGATAGTTCGTATTTGCAGATCGCCGTGGGCGACAATCTCTTCCGCTATTCGGCGGACGCAAACGCGGAAAATCTCGAAGTTTCAATCTATCACAATAACTTGTATTTGGGGGTGTAACGCGGTGGAATTATACGTTTATAGCCGCGATATGACACTTCAAGGGATTGTCGAAAAGATTTCGTCCTTGATATGGACGCGGCGTTATTGGAGTTGCGGCGAATTCAAGCTGCTTGTTCCATTCACGGAGGATCACGCCCGCTTGCTGGTGAAGGAAAATATCATCATCAAGCGCGGCGGGAAAGAAGCGGCGGAAATCCGCTATATTCACATTACGAAAAATTCACAGGGCATGGAGGAAATAGAGGTTCAAGGAAAGTTCCTGCTTTCGTGGATCGGCAAGCGCATTTTGACAACGCAGATCATCACGAAGGACACGACACAGAACATTCTATACGCCATTGTGAAGCAGACTTGCACGAACGCAGGAGCGGCGCGCAATATCCCGAATTTCAGCATATCCACGACCGACGCAGACACCGGAAGTGGGCAAATCGACTATACTTCCGAACAGTACGTGAACGCCCAGCTTGCGGCGGAAACGGCGGCGAAGGCGGCGAAGCTGGGTATTCGGGTTACAACAAACGCACGGACGGGAAAGCACACCTTTTCCGTTTACAAAGGGCGCGACCTTACGGCGGGAAATGCCGCAGGAAACGCGCCTTGTATCTTTTCACAGGAATTTGACAACATCGTGGAACAGGAATACACGAACAGTATTGAAAACCTTAAAACAACGGCTTACATCGGCGGAGAGGAAAAAGAAGGCGTTGCGCGGAAGGTTGCGGAAGTCGGAGGAAGCGCGGCGGGGCTTTCCCGCGACGAAGTTTTCATCAATGCAACGGACATCGTGCAGGAATACGAAAACGAGAGCGGGCAGACCGTAACGCTTACAACGGCGCAGTATTTAGCGCTTCTTTCCGCGCGCGGCGTTGAAGAGCTGGAGCAATACGCGGAAACGCTTGCTTTCGGATCGAAGATCAACACGAACGCGAATTTGAAGTACGGCACGGATTACGATTTAGGCGATCGGGTAACGTGTATCAATAAGCGCTGGAACGTCCGCATTGACGTTCGCATAACGGAGATTGCGGAAACCTACGAAACCAGCGGCGAAGAAATAGATATTACCTTCGGCGAGAGCTTGCCCGCGCTTCTGACACAAATTCGGCAGATTACGAAATAAAGGAGGGCTTCACAGCATGGAAAAATCAAGTTTCTTCAACAGCGTTTCGCACGATCGCACGTACAAGGCGGAGGATTGGGCGGAATACTTTGCTTCGTTCATCGGGAACGGCGTTTTCCCCGTCCCTTCGACGGGGCTTCAAGTCGTCGCAAACGACGGAATGAAGCTGAACGTAAAAACGGGCAAAGCGTGGATCAACGGTTACTTCTACTTCAACACGGGCGATCTTGCCGTCGAGCTTGACACGGCGGACGGACAGTTGAACCGTATTGATCGCGTTGTCGTGCGCTGGGATTTGACAAACCGCGTTATGTCGGTGAAGGTCAAATCTTCTTCGTTCAGCGCTTCCCCTACCGCGCCCGCATTGCAGAGGGACGCGGACATTTACGAGCTTGCGCTGGCGGACATCTACGTGGGCGCGGGCGTAACAGCAATCACGCAAAGCAAGATCACGGATCAGCGCTTGAACACGTCGCTTTGCGGCGTTGTTGCCGCAGTCGTTCAGCAGATCGACACGGCGGCTTTTAACGCACAGCTTCAAGCGTGGTTCGCTGAATATCAATCCCTTTCGGCGGCGGAGTACAACACACTTGTTTCGTATATGAATTCGCTGAAATTGCAGGGCGACGCGCAATACAACGCGTTCGAGCAACACATGGCGGACTTTGAAACACAGGCGGCGGCGGATTTCAACGCATGGTTTAACGGCTTGCAAACCGTCCTTGACGATAACGCGGCAACAAACCTTCTGAACATCACGAACGCGCTTGACGCGCGCGTGGATATGCTGGAAGCGGTGCTTTTCAATGACATTACGACAAATCCGTTCTTGATCCTCTTCGATGATCTCGACGGCGTAACGTCTACGGGCATTTGGAACGAGAGTTTGCAGAGGATCGAATGTTGACGCGGTACGCTTGCACGGTGGCGGAATTATCGTGCGTGATCGGAAACATCTTTGCGGAGCTTTCCCCGCCATGCGCGGCTTGCGGTGCGGAGGTATTGCAGATCACAGGAACAACGGTTACAGGGAACGCGGCAACGCTGACCGTTACCGAAGCGGGCTTCGATTTCGACGGGTGCGCCGACGATACCGCTATGATCGAGCGAATGCGGAAAGGACGGTGCATTTATGCAAAGACCGGAGCGGGAGCGGAAAGAACCGACGGAATTCAACGTGATTGTGAAAGCGAAAGACCTTGTAAAGCACACCTTCACGATCACGAATTCGACGGAGCGCTACCCGAAGAAATACCGCTTCACGCTTGTAAACAGGATACAGGATAAAGCGGTGGACATTTACGAATGCGTCCTTGAAGCGAACGAATTAGACCTTCGGGACGCGCAGGAATACAGACAACGGCAGAAGCTACAAGCAAAGGCGCTGACCTATTGCAAGGAGCTTCTATTTTTCATAGAGCTTTCGCAGGAAATGGGCTTTATTTCTATGAGCAGTTGCGAATATTGGTCAAAACTTGCGCTTGAAGTGAAGTACATGACGACCGCGTGGAAGAAGCGGGACAAAACGAGAGCTTGAAAAACGTTCGGGGGTACATCTTGATACGCCTAATTCGTCGAACGCCAACAACGTCCGCAACGTCAATTCGGACGGCTCTTTGAACAACAACAACGCGTACAACGGCAACAATGGCGTTCGCCCGCTTCGGTGGACTATGTGAACGAGTAGGCACAGCCGAAAGCAGAATACCACCATCAAAGGAAGGTGTATCCCGTCGCCGCTATCCACGGCGGGGACGAATACAGGATCGCCGATACCGGAGCATACCGCCTTCCGGCGGCTGGCAAAGGTTATAAACAGCGAGGATTTTTTATTATGACAGACTTTGAAAAGATATACAGCTTTGAAAGCCTATACAATGCCTACCGAAAGGCGCGGCAAGGCAAGAGGTGGAAAGGAGCGGCGGCAAAGTTTGAAGTTAATCTTCTTGAAGCGCTGAACCTATTAAGCGCGCAGATCAGAACGAAGCGCTATACCATGTCCCCGTATAACACGTTCGAGGTATACGAACCGAAGCGCCGCGTGGTTATGTCGAACAGCTACAAAGACAAGGTTGTTCAACATTCGCTTTGCGATAACGTGCTTGAACCGATTTTGACACGATCGTTCATTCGCGATAACTACGCGTCGCAGGTGGGGAAAGGTACGCATTACGGGTTAGACAGGCTTCAAGAGTTCATGCGGAGGTTTTACAGAAAGAACGGAATTGACGGCTGGATACTGAAAGGCGATATTTCAAAGTATTTCTATTCGATCCGGCACGACGTTTTGAAAACCTTAATCCGCGAGAAGATAACCGATCCGGACGTTTTGTGGCTTGTCGATCTTATCATCGACAGCACCGAAGGCAACGTCGGAATACCGATCGGCAATCAAACTTCACAGCTTTTCGCCCTTCTCTACCTTGACGGGCTGGATCACTTCGTAAAGGAAAAGCTGGGTATCAAATATTACGGGCGCTATATGGACGACTTCTTTTTGATCCATCACGACAAAGCATATTTGCAGGAGTGCCGGAAGCAGATTGAAGCGTTCGTACAGGCGCGCGGGCTTTCGCTGAATGCGAAAACGAATATCTTTCCCTTGAAACACGGCGTTGATTTCTTGGGCTTTCATACATACTTGACCGAAAGCGGCGCGGTGATCCGCAAGGTGCGCCGCCGGAGCAAGAACAATATGAAGCGGAAGTTGAAGAAATTAGCCGCCCTTCACGCGGCGGGACGGATCGACGCAAAGACCGTTGAACAATCCTATCAAAGCTGGAGAGGACACGCCGAAAAGGGAAACAGTTATCACTTGATCCGGCGGACGGATCATTATTACAACAGCTTAATGAAACCAAAGGAGGCGGCACAATGTCAAAAACATTAGGCAGTTTGACGGTGGGCGCGAAGATTGAAGTTCCGGTTCTTTCGGCGTATCAATCGCGCTTCGGATCGAAGATCGTTTTCAAGATCGCCGACAAGAACCACAGCGGCTACCCGTCGAATTCCGTAACGCTGATTACGGAAAAAATCATTCAGTTAATGTGCTTCGACGCAAAGGAAGCAAGCAACAGCAACAGCGATCGGAAACAATACGGCAATAACCGCTATCAATATTCAAACATTCTGCAATGGCTGAACAGTAACGCGGCGGCGGGCGCATGGTACAGCGCAAAGCACAGCGCGGACGCGCCGCCTACAAACGCGAACGTATGGAACAATTACAACGAGTACGACGCGTGGGCGGGCTTCCTTGCTATGCTTGATCCGAAGTTCGTTGCGGAGCTTCTGACAACAACGCAGACCGTCGCAAGAAATACCGTTACCGACGGCGGAAGCTATGAAACGGTAACGTCAAAAATGTTCCTTCCGTCCACCACAGAAGTGGGGCTTGCGAATGAAAACAATATCGCAGAAGGAACGCTTCTTGCGCTATTCAGCAACGACGCTTCCCGCGTCGCTTATCCTACGGCGCAATGCGTGAGCAATTCGGAGTACACGAACAGCAATTTCAGCACGTCAAAGGGCTGGTATTGGTGGCTTCGAACGCCTCTTTCGTCGAGCGCCGTCAGCGTCCGCTACGTCTATTCGGACGGCTCTTTGAACTACGACGGCGCGTGCGACGGCAGCTATGGCGTTCGCCCGCTTTGTAATCTTAAATCTTCTATCTTGGTATCTGACAGCCCGAACAGCGACGGAAATTATACGGTAATCTACAATTCCGCGCCTTCCGCGCCGCCCAGCATTACCGCGCCAGCAACGTGTTACAGCGGGCAGAACATCAACATTTCTTGCGCGGCGGCGACCGATCCGGACGGCGACGCGCTGACCTATTGTTTCGAGCGCTCATACAACAGCGGTGCGTGGACACAGGTTCAAGCGTCCGCAAGCAGGACGTTCACGGAAGCGGTATCGACCGCGTGGAACACGTTAAAATACCGCGTCCGCGCAAAGGACAGCTACGGCAATTATTCCGCATACACCACAAGCGGAGATATTGCCGTAATTCATAACCAGCCGCCCGTGATTTCCGGCAGTAATGCCGATCTTGGGATCAAGCGCGCCGATTTCACCTATCAATACAGCGTAACCGATCCGGACGGCGACACGGTGAACGTTGTTGAAAAGATCGACGGAAAGACAATCGCGACGAAGAACGCGATCACGCTGGGCGCAACGCAGACGCTTTCCGTTTCCGGAAACACCTTCACGGCGCTTACGAACGCAAAGCACACGATCACGATTACGGCGACCGACAGCGCGGGGAATAGCGCCGTCCGGACGCTGACGTTCACGAAGTCGATTGCGGGCTTCGTTATCACGCTTTCAGCGCCGCTGGAAGCCAACAGCCAGCCGACACGCGCGAATATCAAGGTAACGCGAGATATTCCGGCGGGCGGCACGTTCAAGGTTGAAGCGACGAACAATCCGTTTGACGCTTCCCCCGTTTGGGAGGATTGCACGAACGCGGTTGTTCAAGGCGTTGCACACGTTTTCACAAATAAGATCAACACGGCGGCGCAGTACGGAATGAATATCCGCGTAACCGTCCAGCGCGGCGACGCGCTGACCGCTTGCTGGGTATCGGGGATCGGGGGGAATTTTGAATGAGCGTAATTCACAAGAAGAGCAACGGCGGAGCTTCCACCGAAATTGAAAAAGAGGTTCGGGAAGTCAAAGCGGCGGGAGAGCAAACCGCCGCTTTGCTTGCCCTATCCTTCAAAGCGCAGATCGTGCAGGATCGCGCCGCCGGAACGAACGTCATTTCCGACGCGGCGATCCTGCAATCGGCGGAAGTGATCGAATACGACGAATACGCCGACAATCACGCTTACAACACCGTCGGCGAAATCATCAAGCACAACGGGCGGTATTACGAGATCAAAGCGGCGCACACGTCGAACGCGGCGGCTTATCCCGTTGAAACCACCTTCGCGTACTATCGCTTGATCGAGCTTTCCGCGACCGGAACGCTTGACGATCCGATCCCGTATCCGGAAACGGCGGGGATCGTCGTTAATGTCGTTTCCGGCTTGTATTACAGCTACAAAGGCGCGGTATACCTTGCAAAAGCAGATATGCCGAATTGCGTTTATCCGCCGGACACGGCGGGCTTGTGGCAATGGGAAAAAGTAACCTAACGGGAAGGAGGATCAACGATGGACACTTTCACAACGGTTCTTTCCGTCTTTTCTACCGTATGCGCTATCGTGTTCGGCTATATCGCTTTTGTTCGTAACAGGGACAAGGACAAGGAAAGCAATGTGAAGCACGACGCGACCGTTTTAACCGAGATCGGATACATCAAGGCGAACACGGACGAAATCAAGGCGGAGCAGAAGGAACAGCGAAAGACGAATACGGAGTTCGTAACGCGCTTGACCGACGTTGAAGCGTCGGCGAAACAGGCACACAAGCGGCTTGACCACATCGAAAAACGAATGGATCAAGCAGAGTAACACCAGCGGCGGCGGGGGCTTCCCCGCCGCTTCTTCATTGCAAAGGAGGGTTCAGCAATGAGCAATAGCAAACTTATTTCGTGTACGCTGATTTCGCCGAACAAGAACAGCCCACGAAATCACAAGATCGACACGATCACAATTCATTGCGTCGTCGGGCAATGTTCCGCCGAGAGGATCGGCGAAATCTTCAAGCCGACTTCGCGACAGGCAAGTTCAAACTACGGGATCGGCTACGACGGGCGGATCGGGCTTTACGTCGATGAAGCCGATCGTTCGTGGTGCAGTTCTTCGGCGGCGAACGATAACCGCGCAATCACGATCGAGGTTGCAAGCGACACAAAGCACCCATACGCCGTGAATGATAAAGCATACGCGGCGCTTCTTGATCTTGTCGAAGATATTTGCCGCCGGAACGGGATCAAAAAGCTGGTATGGAGTACAAGCAAGGACGACCGCGTAAACCACAAGAACGGGTGCAATATGACCGTTCACAGGGATTACGCGAACAAGGCTTGCCCCGGCGATTATCTGTATAACCGACACGGCGAGATCGCGGCGGAGGTAAACAGGCGGCTGGGCGTTCCGGCAGAGGATCAGAAGCCGGAACAGAAGCCACAGGGCGACGCGAAGAACCTTTACCACGTACAGCTTGGAGCGTTTGAGAAGAAGGGCAACGCAACAGCGTTCGCGGCGAAGCTGAAAAAGGAAGGCTTCGATACGTACATCGTGCAGATCGGCAAGTATTACAAGGTTCAAGTGGGCGCGTTCAGCGTCAAGAAGAACGCGGAAGCTATGCTGGAGAAGTTGAAGAAGGCGGGACACGACGACGCTTTCATTACCTATTCCGGCACGTCCGGCGGGACATCGGCGCGGAAGATCACAACGGGAAGCAAAGTGCGCGTGAAAGCGGGCGCGAAAACCTATTCCGGCGGAAGCCTTGCTTCCTTCGTCTATTCCCGCGATCACATCGTCAAAGAGCTTTCCGGAAAGCGCGCCGTGATTACCTACGGCGGAACGGTTGTCGCGGCGGTGAACGTCGATGATCTAACGCTTGTTTAACACACGCACAACGCACGGTATGCGTTACACAACGCGCGCCGTGCGTTAATTGCGCTATGAAAGGGGACGCAATGAAAAACAAACCTTCGAGCGGGAAGCGGGTGGCGAAGCGCCGCTTCTTCAAGGCTGACGAACGCTTCGCAACGAAAGCCGTTATTGTGATCGCAATTACAACGGCGGCTTTCATCGTCGCGCAGTACGTTTCATTCCTTGTCACGCGGCAGGAACAAACCGTTCTGATCGAATGGTATTTCCGCGCCGTCGCGATCGAATGCGGCGCAATGATGATGAAGCGTCTTGCCGAAGTAATCGTCGGCAGGATCAAGAAAAAAGAAAAAATCGACATAACAGAAAGCGAGGATACAAACAATGACTATTGATCTTACCAGCATTGCAAACGCCGTGATCGCTCTTATCGCGGCAATTATTACCGCCTTCGTGATCCCGTGGATCAGAAGCAAGACGACCGCCGCACAGTTTGAGAAAATCAAAATGTGGGTAACGGTTGCAGTCGAAGCCGCCGAACAGCTTTACACCGGAAGCGGCAGGGGCGCAGAGAAGAAAGCATACGTTGTTGAATTTCTGAATAGCAAGGGCTTCAAGATCGACGCGGAAACGCTGGATAAACTGATCGAAGCCGCCGTCTTTAATCTTCCGGACTACTTCACTATTTCCGGTATTCCGGCGGATACCGACAGCAACAAAGAGTAATTGACCGCGCGGCGGATCGCGCTTCCCCTTTCAGCCTTCCGCCGCATAAAGAACAATCCCCCGTGTGGGCTTTCGAGCCTTGCACGGGGGATTTTTTTGTTTGGTTCATTCCTTCGGCGGTTCGACCGACGCTTCCGACGGCGCGGCGGTTTTCCCTTTAATGAGTTGATACAGCTTCTTACAGCCGACCGCAATTCCCTTGAATAGATAGTAATAAATCTTGTAAAACGCCCACAAGAAGAAGTACAGACACCAGCCCGCGCCGATAATCATATACCACATCAAATAGAACATTCCGGCGAAGAGCATAGCGAAGCACCACAACGGCGCGTTTCGCTTATTCACACGCACACCGAAGCCCAGCCGGAAACCGGACATCTTCTTCAATGTCTTTGTAAAGCTGACGAACATTAGAGCAAATCCCCCTTCTTAAATGTAAATTTTCAAGGCAGAATTCGCCCATTCTGACCTTTAACACAATTATACGCCCGTCATGCGCTAAAATCAAGAATAAAGCGGAATATTTACACACCGTTTGCAAATAATCAGAATGAAGAGGGATAGCGGCGGAAATGAAGATATACGATTACAACGGCAAAAAGAACATTTGCGGCGACCGATTGCGCGAAGCGCGCGTCGTCCGGCGGCTACGGCAAGAGGATTTAGCCGCACAAATACAGTTGAAAGGGATCAACATGGAGCGGGACAGCATAAGCCGAATTGAAATCGGTACGCGCTTCGTATCCGACTTTGAATTGAAGATATTTGCGGAAGTGCTGGGCGTTTCGGTGCAATGGCTTTTAGGCATAGACGAATGACGGCGGCGGGGTGATCCCGTCGCCGCTTATTTTTTTCTGCTTTTTTCGCAAAAGCTATTGACATATACGCACGTATATAGTATAATAATAGACAGAAAGGAGGTTAAGACGTTGAGCAAGAAAAAGCAAAAGAAAAGCGGCAATAAGAAAGACCAGCCAGCAAGCACAATCAATCTTATTACCGCGATCGTAAACCTTGTAATTGCAATTCTTCTTCTGATAGAAAAGCTGACAAGGTAACGGGCAGGGGGAGAAATCCCCCTTGCCTTGATAAGTATAACACAAAAAACGCTTAACGTCAATGGAGCATGGATACAGCGATTTATATTCTTGTGGCGATTAGCATTGCTTTGTCGATCGTTGCTATCGTCTTATCCTTGAAGCGGAGGAAGTAACAAAATGAACGAAAAGGACTATTCAGCGCAAAAGAAACACATTCGGACGCATTACGCCCGCTTCCCGCTTGATCTTCGTCCGGAAGTGCTGGAGGAATTCAAAAAGGCTTGCGCGGACAACGGGACAACGCCGACAACGGAAATCAAGAAGTTTATTGCGGCGTATTGCGAAGCGGCGCGGGATAAGTAACTATCGGCAGGGGCGGCAGAAATGCCGCCCTTTTGTCATATTCGGAAGCTGGAGGAAGGAAGAATGCACAAACACTTAACATGGACAGACCGCCTAAAAATCGAAAAAGGCTTGAAAGAGGGCTTGAAGCCTTGCGCGATTGCTGACCGTCTGCACGTCCACAATACAACGATATACAGGGAGTTGAAGCGCGGACGCTATACGCATTTGAATTCCGACTTGACGACCGAAGAACGCTATTCGCCGGAGATCGCGCAACAGCGCTATGAAGAGAACCTAAAAGCCAAAGGCGGCGAATTGAAGATCGGCAACGATTACGAATTATCCGCCTTCATCGAAAAGAAGATCGGCGAAGAAGGCTATTCCCCCGCCGCCGTCGTCGGAGAAATCAGACGGCTGGGGCTGACCTTCAAAACGGAGATCAGCGAAAAGACGATCTATAATTACATCGACAAAGGCATATTCTACGGGATCAGCCGCGAGAGCTTGCCGGAACGCGGAGAGCGAAAGCGGAAGTATGACAAGGTGGAGCGGAAGAAAGCCGCCCGCGCGCCGCAGGGCGAAAGCATAGAGGAACGCCCGCAGGAAATCAACGATCGGCAGACCTTCGGACATTGGGAAGGCGATTGCGTATGCGGGAAGAAGCGGACGAAGGAAACCTTGTTCGTTCTTTCGGAGCGCTTGACGCGGAACGAAATTATTATCAAAATGCCGGATCAGACCGCCGCCAGCGTCGTGGCGGCGCTGAACAAGTTAGAACGACGCTTCGGGAAGAAGTTTTCACAGATATTCAAAAGCATTACGTTTGACAACGGATCGGAATTCATGGATTGCGCCGGAATTGAAAAATCCGTCTGCGGCAAAGACCGGAAGCGAACGAAGGTTTACTATTGCCACCCGTACAGCGCATACGAACGCGGCACGAATGAGAACATAAACAAAATGATACGGCGGTTCTTGCCGAAAGGAACGGACTTCCGGAAAGTAACCGCCGCATATATTCAGCGCGTCGAAACGTGGATCAACAATTACCCGCGCGAGATTTTAGGCTTTGAAACGTCCGGATCGCTCTTTGAAAGATACGTCGCCGAAGCCGCTTGAAGCCTTCTGAAAAAATATTTTAGTTTTTTCTGCTTTTACTCTTGACTTTTGCGAATGTTGAGAGTATCATTAAATGCAGAAGAAACCGTTACGGTTTTTCCTGCATTATTTTTTTATCCGAAGGCAGGCGGAAGGAGGTTAAAACATTGAACGGATACAGTTATTTGACGCTGGAACAGCGCCGCGAGATCGAAAGAATGTATGCAGAGGGTGAACGCGTTGTTGACATTGCCGCCCGTCTGAAAAGGAGCGCCGCCGCTATCTACGAAGAGTTGAAGCGCGGCTATACGGGAGAGTTTGACGGCTACGCCCGCCCGAAGTACAGCGCCGATCTTGCACAAGCGACGGTGCAAGAGAATTTCCGACGCAGAGGAAACCGACGCGGCGCGAATTGCTGAAATACGAAAGGAGCTATTCAATATGAAGATGAAGAGGATCGCAAACAACGTGGCACTTCAAACGATCGGCTACGTAATTAGCGGATTTACGAACGTGTATATCTACGTTCGGGAATGCGGCTATCAGAAGCGGGACATTTACAGGGGCTTGTATAAGCACTTCGCACACGACGAAATGAACAAATACGCATATTGCAAGATTACGGAGCTTCGCGCCGATGAAAACGTGCTTTATATCGGCATTGAAGAGTAACGCGGGAAAGGAGCTATTCGGAATGAGTACAACACGATACAAAATCCGTTTATGGGAATACGACGGCGAAGCGTCCGCCGCAAACGCCGTTACCTTCGACAGCTTCGAGGAAGCGGAAGCGCGGTTCAATGATCTTCGTGTTTCGGAGGAAATGCCGTGCGTTGAGTTCATCAAAGAGCGGATCGCGAACGGGTGCATTATAAGCGACGAAGTTTTGAACGTTCGGCAGTTCACTTCGGTATTTGACGCTATCACGAAGGACAAGCCCACGCTGGCGTGCTTCCTTCGTTCCCTTCCGTTCATAGAAGCGCCGTGGGACGGCGCGTTTCAAGAACGCTTTTGCGTAGAGTGCGGCGCGGACAGTTGCGACGATTGCCCGAACGAGCAGTTCCGGAACAATCCGGAATGGTGGCTTTCCCTTCCGGCGGCAGAGGTGGAACAATGACGGCGGATCGGGCGCGCGGAGCGCTTGCCGTCCTGCAAGACGCGGACGGGAAGTTTATTTGCGAAGTGCCTTGCGGTTACATAGTCGAGCAGACAGCCAGCGCACACAAGCCCCGGCGGATACAGGCACAACGACGGCGGCGGGCAATGCTTCGCCGTCGCGTCGCCCTTACGGTTGCGTTGCTGACCGTCGCCGCCCTTCTTGCGGCGCTTATGCCGTGGAGCGGGAGCGGTGCGGCGGACAAGCCGAAGGATACGACCGCCGGAACGCTTGAAGAGGTACACCAGCCGACCGCCGTTCTTCTTCCTTCGAGCGGGACGGTAGCGGGATATGTGCCGAACGCGGCGGAGGTTGAAGCCCTTGCAAAGCTGATCTACGGCGAAGCGGGGATCGTTCCTTCTACGACGGAGCAAGCGGCGGTTGTATGGTGCGTTCTGAACCGCGTTGACGATCCGCGCTTCCCCGACACGGTGCTGGAGGTTATCGAAGCGCCCTATCAGTTCAGCGGCTACGATCCCGAATATCCCGTGAAAGAGGAATTCGCCATTCTTGCGGCGGACGTGCTGACACGATACCGTGCGGAGCTTGACGGCGAAGAAAACGTCGGGCGGGTGCTTCCGGCGGAATACTGCTTCTTCACGGGCGACGGGCGGCGCAATCACTTCACAACGGAATGGAAAAGTACGGATTGCTTCGGCTGGACGCTTGAAAGCCCGTACACAGATTGAAAGGAGCGGCACACGATGAAGGAAAACAAAAGCGGCTGGCAGTTCCCGAAGGCGCTTGAAATTATCAAGTGCAAGGAAGGAAGCAAGGAGTTTATGAAGGAACGTCCGGCGCGTCGCCCGTTCGGAAACACCGTGCTTATTTGCGAATATCCGATCGACGACACGGCGGCGGAAGAGCCGAACGCGAAGTTGATTACATGGCGGCTTGCGAAGCGCGCCGCACGGGACTTCTTGCGCGTTTCCTTTATGCCTTCGGCTATCGTATCGGCGGCGACGCATGGCGGGAAAACCGCCGTCCGCGTCTACGGTAAATATTAAAACACACGAAAGGAGCTATTCAATTATGTTCAGCAAGAAAAAGACAGAATGCCGCGTTTGCGGCTATCGCTTCACACCGGAGCGGGAAAACATCTACACGGCGGAAGAACCGCGTTCTATGGCGGATATGCTGACGAAAGCGCCGACGCGCTTTTCGGCGGTTGATTGCCCGATTTGCGGTTGCCAAATCGCACTGGCGATCCGCGTTCCCCGCGTTGACATTTCGGACAATGCGGAACGGCACGACGCGGACGCGCTCAACATTCCTGCTTCACCGTATCCGGACGGGGACAAAGGCGTTCTGGCTTGCCCGAATTGCGGAAGCGGTGAATATCTGCACAACGCAGACGAAAACGAAAACGCTTTTTGCGGGCAATGCGGACAGGCTATCAAGTGGGGGTGCGAAGATGAAGATTAAAAGTATCGCCGCTATCTGCAAGAAGAACAAGAATATTGCAATCTTCGAGCGGTACAGCGACGACGGCGACATATTAACGCAGTACATCGGCGACGGATCGGCGGTTTATCCGGTTATCGGGCTTCCGCCGCTTGACGCGGAAAGCCTTTTAACGATCTTCGACGTTCCGGAGAAAGACCGCGATAATTACTTCGTGAAAACGCTGGGCATTCCGGCGGGTATCAGCTTCGAGGATACCGACGCGACGGAAAGACAAGTCGAGCGGGAAGGAATATCAATCATCTATTCCGGACGAACCTTGAAGCCGATCCACACAACGCGCGGGCTGGTATTCATCGAAAGCCGCTATCTTGCGCCCGTTGCTGACGTGCTGGACGTGCTGGAGCTTTACGAACGCCGCACGACGGACGGCGCGCCCTACATTGTAGCGAAGGCGGGCTTCCTGCTTCAAGCGGTGATTATGCCCTATGACGTTATCAATCAGCAGTTCGTGGAGAGCTTGCAAGCCTTAACGCGGGAATGCGAATTCGCACTTTCCGAGAAGGAACGCAGAGAGCGCGAAGCCCGCGACCATTTCACGGCGACAGAGCCGGAGCAATTCGCCTTGAATGTTGATCCGAACACGGGCGAGATCGTAGAAGGAAGCGAGGTGGCGGACAATGCCTAAAATGACAATGCGCGTTATCTTGAAAAGCGGCGTTGAATTCGCTATCAAGTGCGACAAGTTCACGATTAACCGCGACGGCTTCGGAAATGTGCGCGGCTATGACATCGGCGGGATCGTAGAGAATAAGCCCGTATATTTGGACTTTGAACAGGTGGCGGCGGTTGTCCGCGTCTTTTCCGACGAAAAGGAGGTGGCGCACGATGAACAAGGCGCTTCTATCCTCTAAAAATATGTGCTGGTGTACGCCGCAAGACTTCTTCGACAAGCTGAACGCCGAATTCGGCTTCGTGCTTGATCCGGCGGCGACCGACAAGACGGCGAAATGCTCTTTGTATTACACGCCGGAAACGGACGGGCTTTCACAAAGCTGGGATCGCGGCGGCGCGGTATTCTGCAATCCGCCTTACGGACGCGAGATCGGCAAGTGGGTTCAAAAGGCTTTCGAGGAAGCGCGGGGGGGGGTATCCGATTGTTTTACTTATCCCAGCGCGGACAGACACAGCATATTTTCACGATTACATTTACGGGAAAGCGGAAATCCGCTTCGTGCGCGGGCGGCTACGGTTCACGGACGACGACGGGAACGCCGCCGATCCCGCGCCATTCCCTTCAATGGTAGTTATCTATAACGGGGAGCGGGTGAAGGAATGAGCGATAAAAAGAAATGCCCGTTTTGCGAAGCGATCGCGCTTCAACGGTTCATTGAAGAACACCACAGCAAGCCCGCAGGGTTCGGAATGGCTTTATCCGCCGCGCTTGTTTCCTACGCAGTAGTAAACGGGCGCAAATGCGGACGGACAACGGATTACATGAAGGACGGCAAGGGCTACCCGCTCAATTATTGCCCTTCGTGCGAAGAAAGCGGGCGAAGAATGAATAACCGACAGGAAAAGCCGCCCTTGAAGTGCTTGCTGGGCATTGATCCGGAGAAAACGCAGAAATGCAAGCCTTCGGAATGCACTTCTTGCGGCTGGGAAGCGGCAGAAGCCGCATGGCGGCGGGAGTACGTGAAGGAACACGGCTTGACGCTATGCGCCGACGGCTTCCGGCGGCTGATTATTAGGAAGGAGAAAGACATGGCAACACCTTATAAGGAATGCCCGCTTTGCGGCGCACATCTCGACAGCGGCGAAAAGTGCGAATGCCGCGAAGAGGAAATCGAAGCGAAGAATTCGCAGAAATACGCTTGCGGGCTTACGGAACAGGACGTTGAAAGCGGCTGGGAATGCCCGCTTGATAATCCGAACGAAACCGTCGAATGTTGCGAAGATTGCGCTTTTGCAAAAGAAACCGATTGAAAGAGAGGGTAAAAGACAATGACAGGTATTAACGAGGTTGCGAAGGAAATTCACGAAAACGCCGTCGCCCACGGCTGGTGGGACGAAGAACGCGGCTTTCCGGAGGTTTTAGCGCTCATTCATTCGGAGGTATCCGAAGCGCTGGAAGAATACCGCAACGGACACGGCGCAACGGAAATCTACTTCGGCGACAACGGCAAGCCCGAAGGTATCCCCACGGAGCTTGCGGACGTGATTATTCGCGTTCTTGATTATTGCGGATACGCAGGGATCGACATTGACGCGGCGATCTCACAGAAGCACGAATACAACAAAAGCCGCCCGTATCGGCACGGCGGCAAGAAGTGTTAATCATGGCGGAGCGGGTGAACCACCCGCCGCATTACAACGCGGGCGGGATTGAGTGTATCGACGCGCTGGAAGCCGCAACAAGCGGGCTTCAAGGTATCGAAGCCTTTTGCACAGCGAACGCGATCAAGTATTTGTGGCGCTGGAAGCTGAAAAACGGTGAAGAGGACTTGCAAAAGGCGGTTTGGTATATCAACAGACTTATTCAACGAGCGGGCGCAGACAGCGCCGCAGGAAAGGAGCTATTCAATATGAAAGAGAACAAACACGGCTTCGAGCCGAAACAGGAATTCACGATGGGCGGGATCGCTTGGACGGTCATTCAGACGGGCGCGGATTGGGTGAAGTGCATTGCTTCCGATTGCGTCGAGGAACGCGCCTTCGATGAAGAGAACAAGAACGACTTTGCCGCTTCTTCCCTTCGTGCCTATCTGAACGGCGAATTCTTGCGCCGTCTGATTAAGGCGGGCGCGCCGGAAGAAATGTTCGAGTATTTCAACATCGACTTGACCGCCGACGACGGCTTGAAGAATTACGGCGGCGATCGCGTCCGGATCGGGCTTATCACTTGCGAGGAATACCGCCTTTTGCGCGGTAACATTCCGGCGCTTCCGGATCGTTGGTGGTGGACGGCTACACCGGACAGCCCGATAAACTCTTACGTCCGCTACGTCGATTCGGACGGCTCTTTGAACAGCAACTACGCGTACTACGGCTACAATGGCGTTCGCCCGCTTTGCAATCTCAAATCTGAAATCTTGGTATCGTACTTAAACGGCGAGAACGCAGAGGAACAGAAGAAGCGCGCCGAAGCCGTCGATATGATGAAGCATATTGCCGCCGCGTGGGACATCGACGCGGAAGAAGTTTTCGGGAGGGCTGACGAATGACAATGTATCAATTCATGGTGAACGCCTTTTATATGCTTTGCGGCGTTGCTTGCGTCGCCGCTTCCGTTGTGATCGTCTACATCGTTTTGAACGTGCTTTTCAGAGCGCTTCGGAGGGGCGGCGGGAACAATGGTAGATATTAAGATCGACGAAGAATTGCTTTTGCGCGCAGGGCTGGGGATCGGCTACGCGTTCGCGCCATTCTTTCGGGGTATTTTAGAAGGCGTTGAAGATTACACGATCGAACAGGCGGCGCGGGAAATGCAGGAAGAACACGACGCGCAGGAAGCCGAAGAGGGCTTGAAACGTCCGGTTGAAAAAACGCTGATCGGCGATTGCCGGAAGTGCTGGTGCGATCAATGCGCGAAGCTGGAACAATGCGTTCACTTGCGCGAAGGCGCGCTTCCGGACGGGGTACGCCCGTTCCCTTGCGTCGGGTGCGCGGACGGAATGCGCTTCAAGCCTTGCGAAGAAGAACGGTGCGCCGATTTCGAGCAGGGCGCAGGATTTAATAACGGCTGACAAAACAAAAAAAGAGAACGTCCGGTTGCGACGTCCCGGACGTTCTCTTTTCCTCTTACATAGCCGTAAAAGGAGCTATTCAATATTGAAATTATAGCATTTTACGGCGCTTTTGTCAAGGAAGGGCGGCGGGATTATGCAGAGGGTTAAAAGACGTATTTTTTCGGGCGTTGTATGTGAACAAGAGGTTTACACCGTATCCGATCGAGCGAACATCAAGAAAGCTGAACCGCGACCGCGCTTCAAGGACGACGAAGAGCGCGCGCAACACCGGATCGGCATATCAAAGCGGAAACACCAGCGGCTGGTTAATGAAAACTTTTCGCCGCTTTCCTTATATAGTACGCTGACGTTCGACGACGACAGCGAAGTTCATACATTCAGCGAAGCGCGCAGAATACGCGACAATTACTTCCGGCGGCTTCAAAGAGCTTGCCCCGACGCGAAGATCATTATTTACATGGGGCGCGGCAAGTCTACGAACCGAATTCATTTTCACATGATTTCGGACGGCATACCGGAAGAAACGATCAGCGGCAAGTGGAACGACGGATCAGTAATCCATATTCGGCACTTGCGCGAACACAATTATTATAACGGCGTTGACTACGGGCAGGATTACACGGGGCTTGCGGATTACCTCTTCAACCATTGGACACCGGAACAGGGCGGACACCGTTGGAAGGCAACGCGCAATCTTCGCCAGCCGGAGAAGGAAGCGCCGACGCTTGCGCTTCGGACGTATACGGAAAAGAAAGCACCGATCGCGCCGAAGGGTTACAAGCTGGTGGAAGCCCGCGCGACGAAGTGGGGCTACATATATTATAAATATGTACGCGAACCGGAGAAACCGAAACGCCGGAAGAAACGCGAATAGCGGGAACGCCCGAAGGGGCGCAATAAAAAGCCTTGTAAATATGTAAAGTTTTACGACCAGCGCTTTCCCTTCCGAAAGATTGATTTTATTTATTCCCCGTCGCCCGCTTTTCAGAGATCACGAACGCGCGCATTGTCAAGGGTGCGAAGCACGGCGAAGCCGCTTGCCCTTGATAATGAAAGCGCGGGAGTGATAAAAGCGGGCGACGGGGATATAAAATCAATCGTGAAGGATCGGTTCAGAACACGGATCGAGGAAGCCCGCCGGATCGCCGATAGATTTATTCCTTTAAGCCCGTTCCCCCCAGCGGGGGGCGGAGGGGGGAGAAAAAGAAAGAAGGTGAACAACGTATGCTTGAATTGAACAAGCTGTATAACATGGACTGTATGCAGGGAATGAAAGAGTTTCCGGACGGCTTCTTCGATCTTGCGATCGTTGATCCGCCTTACGGTATCGGCATAGACGGACAGAAGAAGCGCGTATGCGGCAATCCGAAGCATAACCGGAAAGAGCATATCCGGAAAAGCTGGGACAAGACTATTCCCCCGCCCGAATACTTCCGCGAATTGGAACGCGTTTCAAAAGCACAAGTGATATGGGGCGGAAATTACTTCGTTCCGTATCTTGAACAAGGACATAAAGGCTGGCTTGTATGGGACAAGGGGCAACACGGCTTGACAATGAGCGATTGCGAATTAGCATATACCAGCTTCGACACGCCGACGCGCGTTTTTGTCTGCAATCGCGTTGAATTGCTGAACGACGGGACAATTCACCCGACGCAAAAGCCCGTGAAACTGTATTCGTGGGTTCTTTCCCTCTTCGCCCGAAAAGGTATGAAGATATTGGACACACACGCCGGAAGCGGAAGTTCCTTGATCGCTTGCTATCGTCAAGGCGGGCTTGATTTCGTCGGCTTTGAGATTGACGAAGATTATTGCCGCGCGGCAAATGAACGGCTGGAACAAGAGCAAGCACAAATCCGGCTTTTCGATCTCTTGGAGCAGGAAGAACGGAAAGCGCAAGCAACGCTTTTTACGAAATGAAGGGAGGAAACACAATGCAGGAAAAAAGGACGCTATATCTTGCCGGAAAGATCACGGGCGATCCGTATTATTTCACGAAGTTTTACAACGCGCAAAAGAAGCTGGAGGAAGGTGGCTTCATCGTCGTAAATCCGGCGCTTCTTCCGGCGGAGGGCTTCACGTGGGAAGCCTATATGCGTATGTCCGGCGCTATGCTTGCAGAGTGCGCCGAAGTCTGTTTTCTTCCGGACTGGAAAGAGAGCAAAGGCGCGAAATATGAATTCGGCGAAGCAATGGCGCAGAACAAGCCGTTTTTCTTCTTCGCTGATTGGGAACGGGAGGGATCACAGAATGCAGAAAAATAAAATGCCCGTTCCGACGGAAGCGCAAGAGCAAATGACGCTGTTTTCGTGGGCGGCTATGCAAAGCAGGAAATATCCCGAATTG